GATCCATGATGTTGACCTCGAGCAATTGGCCACAATAATCCCAGTCTGTTAAAAGAATGTTTTTCTTTTGGCCAGTAAATCCTGAAAAGAATTCAATTTGCCTGTTTTCAGACAATGTAATGCATTTAGGGATTTTGTTCCTTTGCATCAAAACCCAATAATGCGCACCATGGCCAGACAATGATGTCTCATAGGCTGCCCCAAGTTTATTGAGATAAGTCATCAGCACCAGCTGCTCTGTATGTGGCTGATAGTCTTTGGCATTCTTCCAATCGAGATCGATGCAGACCAAAAATAAGTCTGACTGCACTTCAAATGGTTTTAATAGAGACAATCCCACATAGGGATGGCTCAGAGCCTTGGCTTGGTCATATGTGCCCAATTTGCCAGATGTGGCAGCTTCTGCAATGCCCATCACGCCATCAATGCCCACTGGCCGTTTCTGGTCTGTAAAACCGCAAAAAATGGGTTTATCACCAAATTGCATCCAAAATGGATGTTCAGTGTCGTTTTGTTTTATAATGGTTTCGGCCATTTCTTTCCTTTGAGGGTTTGTAAGGGTTAAGGGCAGCTTTCACCAGCTGCCCTTTTTTTATGTCCACTGATCTGCCATTGCTTTCGCAATGCCGTCAAATGTTTTTGCTCTATTTTTTTGACGATCTTTTCCACCTTTGTTGAACCAATTCCCAGGCACTTTTGTGCTTTCAGAATATCCAACAATGTCAGTTGGCATCAGTGGAGGCAAGTTTTTCAACCAAAGACAAGTTTTTTTCTTGAATCGATGGCCATATTCATATGGTTGAATTGCTTGGGTATAGGATGGTAATCCAAAAACCTTGGATGGAATAGGATTTTCAACTGCAATTTTTTCAATTGGTGCATCAAATAATTTCATAAAAAATTCTTTTGCTTCCAATCCTTTTGCCAATCTTTCTGGATTAAGTACACTTTTTGGGTACAAAAATCTTGCACCAGCATTGGAAATGTAAGTGCATGGGGGATGGGCAATCATCATGTCCCAGCCATCGTATAAGACATCCATGATGTCCCCTTGATAGTGTGGGCCTGGTACGTCTGTGGGCAATATATCGCATGACATTGCATCATGGCCTTTGGCAATAAATGCATCTCTTACAGTCCCTGAATATTCACACGCAATCAATATTTTCATTCTTTGATCCTAGTGAGTGATGGGGCAGAATGGGTTTCGATGATAGCACCATCGGGAATCTCAATCTTCAACTTTTTAACTGCAGCTGGTGTTTTCAGCTCATAAGCCTCGGCTGGCCAGTCGTGTTTAAACTCTGGATTCCATTTGGTCATCCTTCGGCCAGCCTGAAGTGACCAGCCTTGGATTTCACCGCCATTGCCCAAATACTGTTTTGCAGCATCTTGTACAGACTCAGCCCATACTTTGCACAATTCTGCTTTATCCAATAGCTCATGCATGGTTTTGGTGGTCTTTTCAAAATCAATTTGTGCAGCTTTGACTGCAGCATCTTTGATGGATGGGCAAATGGCTTTGGCTCGGCAGTATTTGCATTGTTTTGGCCCAGCAATTTTTGGTGCAGTTGGCTCATTGGCCATCTTGGCAATGATGATCAACTCCTCCTCAAATTTTTCCATGTCATCGAATGAGACATAGTATGGTTGGCAATTGTTGTGTGGCTGAAAGATGTGCAAATATATGTGTGTGACTCTGATGTCTTTTTTGATGCACATCATCAATGCGCCAAGTGCATACATCATCAGCTGCTTATTGTTGGCTGGATCAACTTTGATTCGGCCAGTTTTTAAGTCCACCACATGAAGTGCATTGTCGATCACAAACACTGCATCAGCAGTGCCTCCCAAGTCTGGATGAATCCTTGACAAATGTGGAGTCAAATTCAGCTCGAGAAAAATAAACCTGGCTGCAGCTGATGCCTTTTTAAGATAGGTCACATAGTCAATGGCAATTTGTACCATCTCGGCATCAAATTCATTGTAATCAATGGCCATTTCATTCCACATCATGTCGGCCAATTCATGGATGCTCGTGCCACGTTGTGCAGCTGCATTGGTTGGATTGGGCAAATCTTTCTCGAGCAAATATGAGCCAGGGCAGAGAATGATTCGCTCAAGTTTGGATGCTGATATTGGTGCGTGTGTTGTCATGTTTAATTCCTTTGGTTAATGGGTGGGAGTCAATTTGGTCGTTTTCTTAATGAGGCAGAAACCAGAAAAATTCCCCAAATCCGACATCCTTGATTGTCTGGTTAACCTCCCAAAACTTTATTTTGATAATATTGGTCTTGCCAGACAGAACATAAGCCATGTTGTCCAAAATCACTGGCTTTGGCCGATACTTGGACCGCTTACGCATTTTTGTTTCCTTTCACGTTTATCGATATAACCGCACCAACATTTTTGGTTTGGCATAAGAATTTTTGGTTGTGCTTTAGGTAATCTGATTGTGCAATCAGGGCATGGCATACCAAGCCTTTGCCTGCGTTCTTTTTTGTATTCTTTCCATTCATTAAATATTTCAGCCATATCACCCATTACTTTTTCCCCTTGCTCGGATGGCTTTTAAAACACGATCAGTCAACGCTTTATCTGCGCCAAGTAATGCAAGACCAGCCGTATTTGCACACGCCTCACGTTCTTTTTCTGCTATCAATGTGGCAAATCGTTCAAGTGCTTTTGGATGCGTTGCTAAACAACTTGGTAAATTTGCCTCTCTAGCCATTTCTATGATTTCTTCGTTAGTCATTGCATTGGCCTCCATTGTGTCCTCGGCTCATTGCAATGCTTGATATAAAAATGAACTAAAAATGCAAATACTTGCACATAGGTCATTTTCACACCACTGTCTGCAGCCAATTTGTCTCTGATCAAATCAATTTGCTCTGGCACATACAAAGTTATACGTTTGGTTTTGCTCATTGCTCATTTTCCCTTTTAGTGATTTCATCTTGAATGTACCAAATCGCCTTTTTTAAATCCTCAATGGCATCTTGCTTGAGGTCACACCGCCAAATGTATTTGACTGCATTACCCAAGTTAAATCCCATGTGCCTGGTGATCTCGATGCACTCGATGCCTGATGGATGATCAGTGTAATGTGGTGGATGATTGATCAAATCGGGTTTCTTTTTCATCTGTTCTTACTCCTTAATTTGGCTTCAATGGCTCGGGCAAAAGTCATGTCTGTCCAAGGGCCAGTCCAATCGCGCTTGTACCGTAAACTATTTACTTCCTCATCCGTCAGTCCTACCCATTCACGCTTACGCAAAGCCCTCAAGATATGAGGCATGGCAGGGTTAAAGTTAAAGTTACCTTCTTCAATCATGCGGTCAGCATCGGGATGCCAAATAAACTGACCGTCCTGTGTGACGCGCAGCACTTCGTTGTCCATCAGCTTGACCTCTAAAGGAAAAGTCTCGTCTGTGTTGTTGATACCTAAGCTCATGTATTTTTCTCCTTTAAAGAGGCTTGCGTTGTGCGTACAACGCTTATCAAAATTACTGCATCAGATACAGTAACTCCTTCAACATGAGCAAAGCATTCCCGAATCTCCTCATCCGTCAGTCCTACCCATGTGCGTTGTGGTGCAACATAATTTGGACCCGCCATGTGTTCGTGGAATTGCTCCCACGCCACAGGCTCATCTTTTGTTTCTAGTTCTAACCTAGATTTTTGATCGTACAATCCAAGCAAATAGGAATTTCTGTCTAATAGTCCTTCTTTTGTTTCTAGTGCTTCTTTAATTGCAATGATGGCTTGGTCAATTCCAGCATTCACTTTATCAGCCCCACAGTTGCACTCGTCGCCCTCAGAATCATTGGCGCATCCATCTTCATGCTTAGGGCATGAATACCATGTGTCCTCGCAGTAATGATGCGTTCTACGATTGCTTCCCAACGCCTCCAATGCAAGTTGTAATGCTTCATCTTTAGTCATGCTGCAGTCCTTTCATTGGTTGGTAATTTCTTTTTCTCTTTGGTCAAATAACGCTCAAGTAAATCTTGAAATCGGTCAATCAATTCCCAGTTGACATCCTCGGGTTTTGATTCGACAAGATGATCGATGATTCTTGCTGCTTGTTTTAAGAGTATTTTTTCCATAGGATTAAATGATTTGGTTAATGACATTTTGTTTTTTGAGGATTTTTGAAAGAATGGTGTGATCCAATGAATTGGAAATTGTGAGCAAATAAATGAGTGGAGCCGATCCAGTTTTATTGATATTTTCCACTCTGGAACTGGCTTGCTGCAGAGCTGATGTTTGCCATGTGGCCTCAACAAAAATAACTGTATCGGCTGCAGATAGGTCAATCCCTTCTTGACACGCTGCCAAATTGCCAATGAATAGTTTTGTTGTGCCATTTTGAAAGTCCTCAATGAGTTTTTGTCGTGCAGCTGCTGGTGTGTCTCCTGTGATGATTGATGGTTTGTGATCTTTAAGAATGGTGGCCAATTGATGCACCACATCTTTGTGATGGGCAAAAACGATCACTGGCTCATCGGCCAACTTGGACTCGATGAACTCTGCAGCTGGCTTGACTTTACGCATTCCAGCCTCTTTCATTACCTCTGATAAACCCTCAAAAGCTAGCATAGGATTTGGGTGTTCGATCAATGCATCAGCGTTGAATTCTTTTTCACGCTTATCAATTGGCAGATCAAAGGTGATCAGTGAAGTGATTGGCTGCTGGTAATTGGTAAAAATATCAGCTTTTGTGCGTCTGAGCATTACTGGCTGCATGATGGATCGCAGCTCTGGCAAATTACTGGCTCCTGACGTATCCAGCCCCCATGGTGCATTCCATAATTTGGCATATCGCAAACCAAAGTCATACCAGCCCCCCCGATAGACTCCCAGGCCATGCAGCAGTGGCCACAACTCAATGGGTCTGTTTGGTATTGGTGTGCCTGATAGGGCATAAACTCTGCGGATGCGTTTCATCCATTTGAGTGCAGCAATGGTGCGTATGGTTTTGGGGGATTTGATTCTGTGGCTTTCATCCAGCACCAGAGTTTGATATTGGCCAAGCTCATTGAGTGAGCCTAAAACATCATAATTGATGATGGTGACCCCATCATTTCTTGCATTCTGTGCACTCACTTTGCCATTGACAACTGTGACGTTTCCATGGTAGCCAAGTTTTTCAAATGCAGCTTTCCAGACATTTTTCACAATGGCTGGGCAAATGATCAGAGCTGGCAAATGCTCAAGTGCTGCAGCTGCCGTTGGCAATGTTTTGCCCACTCTTGGCTCATCGGCCAAAATGGCTCGCTTGGTGTTTAAGAGAAAATCTCTCGATATTTCTTGATGGGGGAAAAGCATTTTTGATCCAGTTTTCAGTTAATGAATCCTCAGTATATATTAAATTTTGTGAAATTGTGGGAAATTTTGAGAATTTATGTTATAGTGATTCCACCAACACAATTCGGTGTCGGTATTTTTTAAACTGTAAACTGGAGTAAATATGTCAAAATTTGTAACTGGCAAAGGCCGTTTTTCTTTCCTCAATTGGGCCAGTCCCAAGATCAATGAATTGTCTGGAAAAGAGGAGTTTTCCACTGAATTCATCATTCCCAAAGGTGACACGCAAACCATTGCTGGCCTCAAAGCTGCAATGAAAGGTGCACTTGATAAAAAGTGGAATGGGAAATATCCAGCCAATCTGCGCAATCCTTTGCGTGATGGTGACACTGAAACAAAGCAAGATGGCACACCATTGCCTGATCAATACAAAGGCAGTTTTTTCATTCGATGCAAGTCAAATGAAAAGCCTGGTGTCATCGATGCAGAGGGCCAGCCCATCCTGGCTGCCAATGATTTTGTCTCTGGTGACTGGGGCCGTGTGTCTGTCACTGCATATGCATATTCCCAAGCTGGAAACAATGGTGTAGCATTTTGGCTGAACAACATCCAGTTGCTCGAGAAAGGTGACGCACTAGGGTCCAAAGCCTCGGCAGTGGATGATTTTGGAGTGGCCAAAACCGCTTTCCAAGACTCTAATATTCCTTTCTAAACCAATATGTATCAATATCTGCTGAATCAATTTGGTGTTCGTTTAACTCTCGATGAAGTGGCTGGAGTGCTGAAAGTGCCAATCGGTACGATCTATAACAAACGCTCTAAAAATGAGCTGAGTTTTCGCACATACAAAGATGGACTCAGAGTGTTTGTGGACACCAAAGATTTGGCAGATTACTTGGATAAAACAAAATGAAATTCCCAAATATAAAACAATACACACCAGCAGATAAAACCGATGTAATGACCACATGGAAACGATTCGGTTTTATCCCTCCAAGTGAAGATGCCAATTACCAGCGCAAATGGACACTGTATAAGTATTCAATCAACGCTGCTGATTACAATATCAAAAATGTTTGATTGGTTTAATATTTTTATGTGGGCAATCGCTCTCGGCTTGCTGGGATTGATTGCCTTTATTTTTAGCACCATTGGATTGATGGTTTATCTATATCTGAAAGAGCATTAGGCTCCACAGATTCTTTCGCATTGGTGCATCACTGCAATGCGCTGCTCTGCACCAAACAATCCCCCATTGATGATTTCTGTGAGTTTGTTGTAATTTTTGGCCTGTGCAGCCTCATTGCACTTATGCGTTTTCCAATACCAGCCACCAATTTGTGCAGCATATTTGGGTGTGCGTGCCAGGTCAGGATTGTGTACCAGATCAATGCCCAATGCTTGGCCAGCATGGTAAAAATTATCATGCCCAGTCAACTGACAAATTGCTGATCCTCTGAAACGCCAGCCATCTCCTGATGCCTCATCTCGATTGCCCATCCGATTTGAGTAAATGTGATTGGCAATTTTTTCTGGCTGATGGGCATACTTTAAAGCCTCATCCATCGATGGAAACCGCTTTGGCCACAATTTCATCAGCGTCTCTGGCCGATAGTTTAAATTCTCACTCAAATCTTTAAAGTGATTTGACTCATATGAGAATTGGCCAATGAAACACGCCTGTTCTTCAATCGTTGAAATGCCCCATCGATCAAATGTGTCATTGAGTGGGATTGTCCAAACTGAATCGATCTTCAGCTCGATCAGCTGCTCTGATGTGATCATTTCACGCCCCCATTGACTGTTTCCATCACTTGGTTGTAGGTGGCAATGCAACTGTTGAGCTGGATGATTGCATTGTCTCCATCTGCTGCGATTTGGACAATATCTTTAAGAGCCTGTCTTGTAGAATCGGCTCCATTGGTTGGATTTCCGTTGGCAGTGGTGGCATCTGAATTGGCTTGTAAGGCACAACTGGAGGGGAGCTGCAGCCGACCAGCATCGATGTCAGCATCAATGCTGCTTTGCTTGGATTTGTTTTCATCTTTTGATTTCCTGAGTGCTGCGCCAGTTTGCGCCAGCTTTTTGTTCAGCTCGGATTCTTTGGCTCTTGCTTCTTGATTAAGCCTGTCAATTTCAACTTGATCTTCAGCCATGCGTCTTTGATAACCATGATGATCGCTGACATAATAACCTCCTGTAATAACTAAAACAATTCCAAGCACTTTTAAGATAAGTGCATGGGCCTTTAACATTGGTAGAAACCCGACCAAATATGAAAGGGTATATGCAATCACTCCACCGATCAGCGCAATGATTGCAATGTAATAAAACAAATCATCAAAAAACCATGAAAGCCAACTAAACATTTTTTGTGCTTTCTCGAGCCTGGGCAGTCCTCAAACGCTCCTCTGGGTCTTCCAATGTTGGCGGACCAGCTGGTGGTGGTGGTGCAGTCCAATTGGTTGATGGGGCCATCATAACCACTGGTGGTGGTGGGGGAGCCACATATGCTGCAGTATTGCCTTTGGCTGCATTCATCATGTTGGTGGCCTCATTGCTGATGCCTTTGGTCATAATACCGCCAATGCCCCCCACAATCAAAAGCACGATGTCATTGAGCATTTTGGTGAATGCCTGGTCAATTGGGGCCATGGCTTTGATAGGCTGGCTCACAAACATCACGCTATAGATCAGCGTGACCACGATGAAAAACAAAATCAAAGTAACGACAATGATTACAAATGCCCTGACTCTGACCTCGATGTCATCTGCATTGAGTCTGTCCTTGGGACTGTTGAGTAATGCCAGCAGTATTTCCTTCAATTTTCTTCTCCAATATTGGGGCCACTAGATAATCTGGACAATCTTGATCAAACTCACATCTTGGCCTTTGACAAACATCTTTGCTAAAGTTTTCAGGGTCTTGGCAAAAGTACCTATAAACATTGTCTTTGCAACCTGTACACAAAAATGGAAAAAGTATACATATCAACAATGATGTGTATAAAAAATTGCATTTTTTAATCATTTTCCCTCAATTCTGGTCAAAGCCTTATCAACTCGAATTTCCATTTTTCTGACATCGGTATACATCCACGCCAGCAATGGCAAAAAAAGCAAAATCACGATGAGCAAAATCACAATCAATATTAAAGCTGGTGTGTCAGACTTAGAATCATTCCCCACATCCACAGAATCATTAGAACTGTAATTGCTGAAACCACCATTCGATTTTTGATTAAATCCGCTTTTTGGTTTTGTTGCCATTGTGCTTTCCTCTTTGCCAACAACTCCTCTCGTCTTGCAAGTGCTTGGACATTCGCAATGTGACCAATTTGTTCATTGACCCTTGAATACAAATCTTTCAACTCACTTGGCACATGATAGACCATGTAATTTGAAAGCTCAGAATTCAATTTTTCCATTTGTAAATCAGCAATGACCAACTTGATGGCAATTTCGTTGCCTTCCTCGTTGGTGGCGTGCAATGCCAGCTCCTCTTGTTCTTTTTTATAGTTTTTTAGGCCATTGTAGGCTTGAAAGAATTTGATCAATGCATCACTCACTTGCTGGTAAATGAGATTTTCATCAAACTCTGGTGGCGGCTCTTTTTTCTTTTTGGCAGCTTTTGGAACTGCTTTTTGCACATTTTGTGCATTTTCTGCGTTTATTTTTTTATCTTGGCCAAAAATAGCAGTTAAAAATCCAAACAATCCTTTCGCTTTCTTTTGGACATCTTTGGCATCTTTGACAATGCCATCAATTTCCTTGACTGCATCGGTGACAATTTGCCTTCCTTCCTTGTACATTTCACACGCATCTTTGCAGAGTTTAAAAGCTCCACTTGCAAGTGCGACAAGGGTAAATGGATCAATTTTTAGAACCCAAACAATTTATGGAAAAAGGTGGCTGCCACGCCTGGTCCAAGTAACACCAAAGCCATCACTGTATAAAGCAAATACTCAATCTTGGTCATTCTCTTTTCACCAGCCGTCAAATGCTCTTGGATGATTCTGTATCTCTCAGCACATACTGCCTCATGCACTGCCAGTCTTTTGTCGGTTTCAGCGTCCATTGTCCACCCTTAAATGATGGCCAATTTTAAAACAATTCCAATGCCTTGACCACCTCATCAGGATCGACAAATGCATCATGTTTGTATTCTTGATCTTCCCACCACAAAAACTGGTCTTTGACCAGATAATCCCGACTTTTAATCAAATTGACATTCTCTGGATGGCCAAAGATCAATGGGTCCGATACTGACCAAAGCACAATGCCAGGCTTTTTCTCGATGTATCCCAAATGCTGAAAGAATGAATCGCATGAAATCCATGTCCGACATTGCATCAGCAATTCTTTCAATTCATCCAATGGCAAATCGGGTCTGAAATCTGGCCATATTTGCTTTTCACCACTGACCCCAATTTGTATCACTTTTTCTTTAATTTCCATCAATAAAACTGACCAATATGGGTAATTTTTAGGGTTTTCCCGACCATTCATCAGCTTTTTGGAGTATGGGGAAACAATGATCATAAGTACATCTTTCTGAATGCCTCATTGAGTGAGCCTGTCCACTTCCATTGGGCCATTTTCAAATATATGTTCCACTGGTCGATGTCACCAAAAAATGCTTTGGCTGCAGCAATCGATTCGCCTGGCACAATGTCTGGGTAGCAGCTGAATACAATTGGGTTTTTGATATAAGGCAATATTTCAGAAAATACCAAATGATCCCCCATTCCACAATTGAGAACAACAATTGTGTTGTTTTTAAACTTTTGAAAGTTTTGAAATATTTGCTCATCATGCGCATACATTGATTGATCAGTTTCTGACCTGATGCCACCACTTGGATTTTTTAAATGCCAAGTGACCGCATTGGGCACCACATAAAGATCATATCCTTTTTGATGTAAAGCATTGCTAAACAATGTTTCTTCCCTGTGGGCCACTTTTGAAAGCCCCAAGTGATAATCCACAATGCCAGCTCGATATAAAAATGAACAATGCAAATGCTCGACCTTTTTGCGTTTGTGAATATATTTCCATTGGATGTTTGGCTCTGCATCGATGTTGGCCATGGTGGCCGTTGGAAATGATTCCTCAAACTGCAATGGTGGTGTCAATATCGAGCCACCAACTGCGCCCAAATTGGGATCATGCAGCGTCCAGCTGAACAATTCATGCAGCACATTGGCCTCTGGGATGGCATCATCATCCATGCGCCAAACCCATTTGTATCCCATTGTGTTGGCCGCTTGATGGTTGTGATGTGTGCCCTTTTTGGCAGCAAACCGCCATTCCCACTCGATGCCTTTGATGTCCATCATTTGAAACAGATTTTTATAAATCAGCTCATTTCTGACATCCCTTGGATTTTCATTGTCATCAAAAATGACCACTTTGTCTGGCCGTTTGGTCTGATTGATGATGGCAGCCAAAGCCAATGGCAGCGTTGTGTCATATCTGCCTCGAGTGCCAATGCTGCATAAAACCTTATCCACGATCCCACCTCAGAATCATCAAATTGAATCGATTGTGTTCAGTCAATGATCTTGGCTCTGATGTGATGGCTCCATGCTCGCTGATGTATTCCACATCAAAATCAAAGAAATTGGTTTCATT